CGCGTGGCTGAAGGCGACCTTCGACCAGGTGGTCAAGCAGATGAAGGTCACCGTCCGGTACCGGGTGATCCACGCCTCCCAGGCCAAGCGGACCCGCGCCGAGCCGGTGTCCGCGCTGTATGAGGCCGGCGGCGGCATGGTCCGGCACTGCCACATCGCCCGGCCCGGCCGCGACGAGGGCCGGATGATCCCCGACCCGAATATGCCCGAGCTGGAGGACCAGATGGCGACGTTCACCGGCGCGGCCGGGGAGCGGTCCCCCGACCGGCTCGACTCCCTGGTGTGGGCGCTGACGCCGCACCTGCGGAAGGTGTTCGGCCCGCCGGCGCACGCGATGCCGCGGAACTGGGCAGCGGCCTCGGACCTGGAGATGGCCGGGCAGCCGCCGGACTCGCGGCTGCGCCGCAAGCTGGCCTCGGCGCACGGCGGCCACTACGCCGGGCGGCGCTGGGACCTGGCCGACTTCGGCCCGCAGGACGACCGCCAGGCGGCCGGCGGTGCCCGCGGCAACGTGAAGCTGTGGCGGTGAAAAACCTGTCACACACTGGTGCGCGGCACTGCGGATGCGGCAAGATTCCGCCGGAAAGCGGGGGGACTGCCCTCCGCAGGAATCCTCGGAGGGGGAACCCCTTGTGAAACGACGCCTCATCCTGGCCGTCCTCGGCGCGGTGGCGGCCACGGCGGCGCTGGTGCTGCCCGCCGGCGCGGCCAGCGCCGGCAACCACACCATCGGCTGCGCGGTCAACCCGTTCTGCTTCGACATCTTCAACACCCAGCTCGGTTCCGGTGACACGCTGAAGGTCATCGGCAGCCCCGCCGCCGGGGACGCGATCAAGCTGGAGCCGCGCAACGGGCAGGACGCCGGCGACGATTCGCTGTTCATCCCGGTGGGCAACGTCACCACGACGCTGAACTGCCCCGACCCGGCCTGTGACAACTCGGTCAACTTCCCGTTCAACGACCCGAACGTGGATCTGCAGTTCATCGAGTTCGGGGACACGCTGGTGTTCTCCGAGCAGGACGCTCCCAACGGGCACCTGGCCCAGCTCTACTACGGCCTGAACGCCAAGGGGCAGCTCTCCCTGCAGTTCCCGGGCGTGTACGGCAGCCAGGCCTACCAGAACCGGCTGTGGGTCACCAGCCCGTTCTTCCAGATCAACGGATCGTTCCCGGTGATCAACGTGGGCCGCACCAACGCGACCGGCATCTTCAAGGTGCTCGGCGTCAAGGACGGCGCGCTGGTCGGCGCGCGGCCCCGCATCCAGACCGGGCAGCTGGACAGCCTCGGCCAGGCCCCGGAGAACCAGGACTGGCAGATCGAGCCCAACTACCCCTGACCCGCCCCTGACCGCAGCCCCGGCTGCTTCCACCACGGCCGGGGCTGCGGCTAAGCTGCCCGGTAGCCCCTAGTCCCCGCGGGGTCCGCTCCGCGTGTGGGAGGGGGTGATGCTGGTTGATGGCACCCCGGCCTGATCAAGCCAAGCTGCTGCCGTTCCCTGACTTGCGGCCACAGCAGAAGCGAGACCTGCTCGGCACCGAGCTGGGCACCTCGTTCGACATGATGGGGCAGAGACTGTTCGCCTACTACGGCGCGGGGGATGTCTTCGACTATTTAACGGGGAATGGACTAGTCGGGATATGAAGGCCATGTTTTTAGGCGTGACGGGATCTGCTCGGCGGTCGAGATGGTGCTCACCCTGCCGATCCGCGAGGCGGACTACTCGATCCAGCCCGCGCACGGCGACAAGGGCGAGGCCGAGTTCGTCAACTCCGTGATCATGACCCCGGACTCCGACGGCGGCATGCAGACCACCGCGCAGGAACTGGTCGGCCAGGTGACCAGCGCGCAGATCTTCCGCAAGTCGCACTTCGAGAAGGTCTGGAAGATCCGCGACGATGACGGGAAGATCATCTACGACAAGATCGCGTTCCGGCCCCCGGCCACCTGCCAGTCCCGGTACAACCAGCGCACCGGCGCGCAGAACGGGTTCCGCCAGCAGGTGTGGATGTTCGGCGGCCAGCTCGCCGCGATGAGGACCGACCGGCACCACCAGGTGCCCGGCTACGTCGACATCCCCGAGATCCGGTCGTTCATCCACGTCAACGGCAAGCACCGCGAGCCAATGACCGGCCTTTCCGAAATGGACATCTGCTATTGGTGCTACCAGACGAAAATGAAATTGCTTTTCCTCTGGTACCATTTCCTCGAAAACACCGCGCTGCCGCGGGTGATCGTCTACGGCAACGACCAGCCCGAGGCCAACCAGCGCGCCGACGACGTCGCCGCGCTGAAGTCCTCCGGGGTGGTCGGCCTGGTGCATCCCGAGACCGGGCAGCAGGCGTTCGAGGTCTTGCAGGGCGACCCGAAGGGCGGGGAGTTCTTCAAGGACGCGATGACCTGGCTGGAGTCCTGGCAGACGCACAGCGTCCTGGCCGGGTTCATGGCCCTCACCGGCTCCGCGACCGGTGGCCGGGGCTCCTACGCGCTGAGCCAGGACCAGTCCAGCTTCTACCTGAAATCCCGCCAGGCGGTCGCCAAGGAGATCGCGGACTCGATCACCCACGACGTGATCCGGCCGCTGGTGCTGCTCAACTTCGGCACCGGGGCCAAATACCCCAAGTGGAAGTTCGGCCCGCTGCAGGACGAGCAGATCCAGGCGCTGCTCACCATGTTCCAGACCCTCGCCGCCGCGCCGGCGCTGCACATCCCGCTGCAGGTGCTCGACCTGATCACCGAGCGGATGGCCTCGATCCTGCAGCTCGACATCGACCAGGTGCACCAGGCGCTGGTCTCCTCCGCCAACCAGCGGGCTGAGCAGCTGATGGCCTCCGCCCCGCCGGGGATGCCGCAGCAGGCGGCCGGGCAGCTCGGTGCGCTGAACGGGATGGCGAACGCCGCCACGAACATCGCCGCCCAGGCCGCGCAGCGCGGTGGCCTGCCCCGCCAGGCCCCGCCGCCAGCTCCCGGCGCGCAGCGTGCCGCGCCGGGGCCGGCCCGGCCGCCGGGCCCCCCGCAAGTGCCCCCACCTGGGAGGATGGCATGAGTTTGCTACCTGGCGGGCCGATCGAGCAGAAGGCCGTGGCCGGGCCGTTCATGACACTGATCGCCGGCTACCTGTCCGGCCTGGCGATCGAGGTCATCCCGTGGCTGAAAGACAACCTGACGCCGGACCAGCAGCAGAACCTGCCGGTGGTGATCGCGTTCCTGCTGTCCGCCCTCGCCGCCTACCTCGCGCCGCACACGTCCCGGCCGGACCTGCAGGCCGCTGAGGCGGTGCTCGGCATCGAGCCGCCCGCCGCGGTGGCCGCGGCGGCGGTGCCGACCCGCAAGGTCACCACCGCGGACCTGCCCGCGGACCAGCCGCACGTATGACCGCCCTGTCATCCGCGCAGGCCAGCCAGCCACCACCACCACAGCCGTCCGCTTACGACCTGGCCCTGGCCGCCGCCACCGCGCTCGCCACCGCGCTCACGGTGGCCGCAGCGGCGGCGGTACTGGCCGGGATCTTCGCCGCCGCCAAGATCCGCGAGACCGCGCTGCGGGCCGCGCTGTCCGTGGTGATGGGCATGCCCCCCGGGGCCGAAGGCTTCTACGGGCCCGCCACCGCCCAGGTGGCCCGGCTGAACCTGATCCGCCGGGCGCAGTTCCTGGTGGCCAGCTCGCGCCGGTTCAACGACCAGATGATCCTGATCGCATCCGGCGGCGCGGATCCGCAGTCGGTCTTCGACATGATGGACGCCGAGCGGCGCTACTACGGCCTGCACCTGGAAGCCGGCCGGAACCGGATGGCCGCCGCCGCCCAGGCCGACTCCGCTGCGATGGACTACGGGGCGCTGCTCGGCTGGTACACCAGGATCGACGCGCGGACCTCGCCCGAGTGCCTGGCCGCCGACAAGCACAACTTCCGGGTGGACGCCATGCCGTTGATCGGGTTCCCCGGCGCGGTGCACCTGCACTGCCGGTGTTTTCCGGGTCCGCCGTTCCCTGGCGCGTCGGTGCTGCCGGCTGCTAGTGTCCTGGCCCGTGGCAGGCCGGTACCTGATCGTGGACATGGGCACAGAACCGCCCACGCTGGTGTCCACCGATAACGTCCTGCCGGCTGTGATCGCCCAGGCCCTCAACGAGATCAAGGAGCTGATCATGACCGATTCCGCGGCCGAGCAGGCACAACTCGACCAGCTGACCACCGCGATCAGCGCGGTAGCCGACCATGTGTCGTCGGCCTCGACCACGCTGAGCGCGTGGATCAGCCAGGCCCAGGCCGCGCAGGCCGCCAACCAGCCGCTGAACTTCGACGGTGCCAACGCCGCGCTCGGCTCACTGCAGGCCGCCGACGGCACCCTCGGCGGGGTGGTTGGCCAGGTGCAGCCGCAGCCGCTGCCACAGCCGATCCCCGACCCGGGCCCGCCGCCGGTTGACGTCCCGCCGGACGCGGGTGCCCCGGTGGACACCACCGGCACTGACGCGGGCGGGGCCACCGACGGCACCACGACCGACACGGGCCTGCCGCCGGACCAGCCGGCCCCTTCTTTCTGACGACCGCCGTCCGGGCGGTCACCAGCTGGCTGCGGTCGTTGTTCGGTTAGTGCGCGCAGGTCGAGCACATCGCCCGGCGGTCGGACATCCGCCGTGGCTTCGGCTGGTAGCCCGCCTCGAACTCCTCCCGCAGGCCCGCGAGGGAGGCGGGGTGGCTGTCCCGCTGGGCTGACCGGAACGTGTGCCCGGTCATCTTCTCGTAGCCCTCGTACTTGGCGTACCGGTCGGGGTAGTCCACCCAGAGCTGCCACCACTCCCCGAGGGTCTGGAAGAAACACGCGCCGCAGTCAGTGCGCTCGGGCACCACGACCCCGCGCTCGTCCAGGTAGCTAAGCACGTCGCCCAGGCCCCACTCCCAGCCGATCATCGGGAACACCTTGGTGACGCCGTCCCCGACCTCGATGCCGTCCCGCTTGTCGGCCTCGTCGTAGCGCATGCCGACGTAGATGGTGGCCGGCTTGTGGTCGCGCAGGTAGGCCTCGAACGGGAAGATCTTCAGGTACTTGGTGCACCACCGCTGCCGCCAGTTCGGCAGCGCCTGCCAGTAGTTGATCAGCGAGTCGAGGCTGGACCCGCTGGTCAGCCAGGTGAACTTCATGTCCAGCAGCCGCTCCAGCAGCAGCCAGTGCTCGATCATCGGCGGCAGTTCGTCGCCGGTCGGGGTGCAGACGTAGGTGTATTCCTGCTCCGGGTGCAACTCGCGCAGCCGCAGCGCCATCGCGGTCGAGTCCTTGCCCCCGGACAGGGCGACGATGTGCTCCATCGGGTTCGATCCTTATCAGCGTCATGGTCCGTGGTCTAGTGTGAATCCTACCCGTGGGGTGCCGCAGCCCCGGTGTCGTCGGACACCGGCCCTATGCTGGGACCGGAGGACGATGATGGCGGATTATGACGAAGTGCTGCGGATCACCCGCCGCCTCGCGGAACTGGCAGGAGCTATCCCGGCAGGGGGCCAGGTGAGCGGCGGCACGGTCGAGCTGGTGGGCCCCAAGGGCTACGTGCACGGCTGGATACACGTTGGTACCGGCACTCAGACTGCGGAGAAGCTGCAGGTCGGCAGTTACATCGGGGACCGGGGCCGTATCCGGCAGATCACCGCGATCAGGCCGGGTGAGAGCTGGCCGCCGTCCGGGGCGCACAAGGTCTACGACTACCGGCACATCGACCCGGTCACCGGCCGGGGCACGGGCGAGTCCGGCACCGTCTCGATGCACGACTTCGAGGAAGTCCAGCACATCCAGCCGGACGAGCAGATGGCCCGCAACATCAAGAACGGGTTCACGATCCGCGAGGCGCAGGCCGCCCAGGCCCACCTGCCTGCGGGTGAAGACCTCGGCGGCGCGTCCGCGGCGACGATCCGTCAGGCGGTGCGGGCCAAGGAACACGCCGACGCGGTGGCCCGGCACGAGCAGTACGGCCCGCCCAGGCCACGCCCCGGCACCGGCATCCGGCCTCCGCCCCGGGCTAGGCCTCCTAGTAGTCGCCCAAAAGCCTGAGTTCCCCGCTACTCAGCAGCATGATCGATCTGGCCAGGCCTGTCCGCACCGTCCCGCTGAAGCAGGACGCCGCGCGGCGGATGCGCGCCACCGCGGCGCTGCTCGACGCCGACCACCCGGAGATGGTCACCGGGTCGCACCTGCGGGACGCGGCCCGGGTGCTGGAGCACGGCTCCACCGACGGGGCCAAGCGGCACCTGCGGGCCGCGATGGAAACGCTCACCCCGCTGTCGCTGGTGCGGCACGGCGTCCGCGATGATGACGGCCACGCTCTGGCCAAGCACCACCTGCACGAGGTCCACCGGCATCATCTGGCGGTGGAGGACATCGAGGACGCGCAGGCTCGGAATGATCGGCTGCGTGAGGCAGCCGCTGCCCGGCGGCAGCCAG